TGGATAATCCACGTGGAAAAATCAATCACAGCGACAGCCCCCCTAGAGGGAAGCCGGTAGCGTTGAGCATTTCCACATCGACGGAGTGTTCTGCACCATCAGCACGAGTGACAGTGATTCGAACTTGGCCCACTTCGGGCGAGGATTCGAATTCAGACCCTGCAACGCCACGCGCACACATGGCGAGAACCGCCATGCAAGCAACGTGGTGAACTTGTTGCATCTGGTCAATTGTTAGACCTTGTGCCATGGGTTTCCCCCTTAGGCTTTGGGAGCAGCTTGGAGAGGAACCAAGCGCGGCGAGACTTCAAGCCGCCCGTCGCGGGAGACGTACAGAGCAGAGGGGGAAAGCTGGTAATGGCCACGGCTATACGCTGGCTGGCCATCTTCGAGAATGATTTCGAACTTATCGGGAAACTCGGCGATAACACCATCTTTGCCGATGGTGAAAGCGTGGCCGGTCTGGAAGCGCAAGTGATAGGGCTTGCCGGAGGTTTTGCCAACGCCCTTCATTTCACGGACTTCGGGCGAGGTAATTGCGATTTTTATCATGGTGCTTGGTTCCTGATAGAGTTGGAATAAATACCCGTAGAGGTAACGTACTTTTAAAAAGTACGTAGGCGGATAGTACACCAAAAAAGGACACCACCATGAAAAACGAAGAATTGCGCCAACTTATCGAAATTCACAACTCCTGCATGGTTTAGCCTTCGGCACATGGCCTACGGCCATAACCATTAGGGTTTGAAATCGAAGGTTTTTTGTCTATCAGTAGAAGCCAGTTGGACGGCTGGCGCTTTCGCTGTTTCCTGTTTTGGCTGTTCCCAATCGATGAAAAATCCATTTTTGACGATGGTTTGACACGTGGCCAGCGGGACCGGAAGCTTGGTAGCCTGTTGGGTGTAGCACTCGCATCGCTTGCCCATGTTGACGCAGGCAGCAGGGTAGGGCGCAATTACAGCCTTGGTAGCGTCGTCGTACCTGGGTGCAGAGTGTGCGAAGCCCTCGACCCTTGGTGTAAAGCTCTCAGCGTAATTCACAGGGGTTTCCGTGGCCTGGACAGGCTCGGCAGCAGCGCGAGGGGCACCGCCTGGGGTTTGGGGTGCAGTCTTTTCCTGCATGGCTTTGAGGCCAGCGCCTTGACGGTCCATGAACGTAGTCCAACCGTAATACAACAAGGCAGGAAAAACCAAGGCGCAAGCGGCCAGAACCTTGACCTGAAAAGGAATTTTGACCTTCGCGGTATTCAGGCTGGTGGACACGTACCAGGAGTAGACCTCTTTTGGGAAGGAGACCATTGTGGTCTGTCCACTCTCGCCTGAACCATGCTTTTCACAATTGCTATTCGTGGCAGGCCATTCGAGAACGGAAACAAGGGGGGCACCGGATGCGCGTTTGATGTGCCGGTGCCAGCCAGGGGCACCGATCAAACGCCGGACGAAAGCATCGATGTTGTTTGGGTGCTGAGTGATGAGGAAGAAATCGAAGCCGCGCCGCCGATGCTCGGCCAGCATCCTAATCGCGTCCGGCGTGTCTTTGCCGGTGCGCACTGGCATGTCGTTATGGCACTCATCAATGAAGAAGATAGCGCCATCCGGGACGGTTTGCCAGTCTTTGAAATCAATCTGTTTCCAGCTTGCCAGGGGGCCATCGGGAGCGACTTCAAAGCGGCCATTGTGATAGACCGGCCTGGAATCTTTTAGAGCTAACTCCTGGACGTATTTGAGCGTTAGCAGGGTTTTGCCTGCGCCATTCGCGCCGGTGGTCAGGTAGATCATTTAATCCACTTCCTGAACGTGTCAGAGGTCAGGCCGTCGAGTGTGAGCTTTACCGCAGTTGCAGACATGATGATTGACAGTGAGCTTCCAACTTTCATGATTGACATGATGGAAAGCACCTGCGCCGGGAGTGCGCCGAGTTGAGCGATTGCCGAGGTTTTGAGGTAATCGATTGATGCAGAAAGGCCGGTGTAGGTCACAACGGAAATGCCCAGGCCGATCATGACGCGGCCGGCAATGGTGCCGCAGATATTGATTAAGCCACCCAGGAGGGCAGAGACAAATATAGGCATCAGCGACCCCTAACGATGGACACAGCAACGATGAACGCAACGGCCATAAGGACATTGCCGAACATGGAAAGATATTGATTAAGGTTTGACAGCGGCAGGGTAATGGGCGTATTCCAAACCGTTATGGAAAGGTCAGACATACCAGAGCCACCGCCGCCTATCAGGTCAGTCGTTGAAAACGAACCAGCGCCGAGGTTGACAGGTGCACCAGATGCGCCCTGGGTCTGGTTGCCAGTCAGCCCCTTGGAACTGTCATACAGCGTAGTTTCAGCGCCTGGAGTGGGGTTCAAGGCACAGGCGCTTTGCCAAGAAAGTTTTGCAATACCGCATTGAACAGCATCACCATCGCAAGCAGGTGGAGCAACGCAGTTTGAAACAGAGAAGCGAGAATCTTTACAGATGCTGAGTGCGGGATTTTCTTCGCAGAATGATGGCTGATCTTGAGTATCTTCGGAGGTGCCAACGGTTGCGCCAGATGCGTCTTTATAGGTCGTGGTAGTTTTGCAGGTTGAACCCTCGCAGGTTGTCTCAGTGCCAGAGGACACAGCGCCAGGGGGAGCCTTTGGGCCTAGGCCGGAAGTGGGGTTCGACGCTGAACCGGCAGGCGTTGGGGCAATCGATTGCACAACGTTGGTGGAGGAGAGCGCGCCAGAGACACACGTAGGGATACCGTTGACCGTTCCGTAATATTCGGTTGTCTTGCATGACGCTGGGCCGGGTGCAGCATCGCCGCCAGCGGGTACGTCGGCAGAGGTTGTAGAACCAGCAGCGCAAGTAAAGGGGCCATATACCACCTGAGAGCCAGGAACCACAGCGCCGTTTAATTTTCCGTAAATGATGGTTTTACCCGTTACGGTGACACCCTGATAAACACTCGATTTGCTGGTGCTGGTATTGGTTACCGGGTAGGTGATTTTCTTATCACCAGAGTTCAACGTAGCACAAATAGCAGCAGGGTCGACAGCAGGTGCTGTACAAAGACCGCCATTTTCAACAAACCCTGAATTACAGGCGCAAGAAGTCCCAGACGTGCTGGAGTTCGGCGGACAAATAAGAGAGGTAGCCGTAATTGGTGAAGACTGAACAAAAACGTTTGAAGAGTTATAGGTATCACAAGAGCCATAGGTACCGCCAGCGGTGTAACGCCACGACCAGCCTGAATAAATTGGTGTGCCAGAAGCACAAACCCCAGCAGGTATAGAGGAAACAACGGTGTTCCCGTTACTGAAATAAGAGGAGGTTGCGCGGTAACTGGACGGTACTTTGTTTACCAGTGCATAGGCGTGACCAGAAATAAGAAGTGCAAGAACAGCAAAAACTAGGCGGTAAAAATGAGCCATGCAGCCCCCAGGGAAGCAATGATGATGAAGAGGCCCATGTCGTAATCCTTTGAGGTTTACCAGAGAAGCCGCTTTGGCAGCCTCTCCAGAAAACGCACTTTTAGAATGCGCGACGAACCCACTTGAACGCCTTGATGCCAACGGTCAGCAACAGAACAGCAGCGCCGATCAAGGCCACTGGAGCAGCTTGTGCGCCAATGTCAGTCACCACAGCGGCCACATCGATTGCGGCAGCTTGGGACAGGGAAGAAACCAACACGAGGCCGAGGCCGATAACTTTTTTCATATTTCACTTTCAGAGGTTGAGGTTTTGCTGTCGATATTCAGAGCCCGGATTAGGGCTCGAAAGCCATAACCCACTGCCCAGACCGCGAGGACAGCGCCCGCGATTAGTGCGCCACCTTCCAGGCTCAGATAGCCAGGGAAAGGAGCAAATTCATCGCACGGACGGAACACCGGGTAGGGTTGCGTTACGTTCGTGCAAGCACCACCGTTGGTGCGCTTACAAATGGTCATGGATGCAGCAGTGTTTAGGCTGGTGCATTCAGAGGTATAGAGGTTCGCGGTCGCCATGATCTTTGCGTCGAAATTCGAGCAGGCAGCATCACGCGCATCAGCAACAGTGCTTAGACATTGGTCTTTGAAAAGGTAGCCCATGGTTACCGCCGGTCAATCCAACGCTTGGCAGCAATACCGACGAGAGCGCCAATAGTGCCAACGTAAGTGAGGGAAGCCATTGCCTGATTGAACAGTTCAAGGTTCATGCTGCGCACCTGGGAAACGTGGAATAGGCTCCAGCGTGGAAACGTTCCGGTAGTTCGCGTAAGGCGTGCAAGACAATGCCAGAAGGCACTCGCTGCACTCTGTAGGCCGGTTCAAGGATTTCGCCGGTAGAACGCACCAGAAAACCACGGGGGAGTTTTTTAACTTCACCCACCCCATGGGAACGTTTAACCCACTCAGGGAGGTTGAACCAGGACCGGACATTTCGCCCAAGGTTTGTGAGTCCACCAATGCCATAAAGCCTAAGACCTTTCGGGAACCTTGTTAGCTCGCCGAGTTTTGAAAGATATTTCATGAGGTAGCCAACGCCAGCTTTAGCAACCTGGGTATTTGTCATGCCATGAGGCCACCAGGGGGCACGTGACAACCCGGAAGGGGTACGGGTAGGTCTATCCCACTTCGGCATGGTGAAGCCCTGGGGAAGCCATGCCAAAAGGTGGTAATGGACAGCGCCACGGCCCTGCAATTCGGCCACCCAGGTGTAACGGCAGGGGATGCCACGCAGGGTGCACCAATTGCGGTATTTTTTGAGGGCTTCGCCAATGTGATTAGCGACCCAATCAGAGACACCGCGGTACGTGAGAGTGACGAACCAGACCCGGGGAGGGCGCATACCCTGGTCAGCAATGCCGTGAAGATGACCAGATGCCCAAACCGATTTTTTTAACCGTTTAACTCGACGTTCAGCGACAACCGAAGGGGCAAAAGAAACAACATTAGAAGTTGTTTTAGATGGGACAAGCCCACCAACCGCACCGCCCGAGCCCTGCGCTTCGCGCAGTGCATGGGCGGGGGCGGATTGGTGCAGCGCGATCATGCGGCCATCCGTTTAAGGTCAGAAAAAACGCCGAACTGCTCGCAGAACTCCGGGAGGGATTCGGCTCGCATGAACCAGACGGCACCATTGCGAGAAAAAGGCGCGAAAGAATAGCGTTTGTCGGTAAAGCTATGAAACGCACGGCCTTCGGATGGCGTGATGTTGACCACCACGTAAATCCAGCCGATGGGCGTGCCTGTGTGCGCCGAGGAACCCTCGGGCAATTTGCTGATGTCGAAGTCACTCACAGCGAAAGACCCCCTAGAGGGAAGCCGGTCGCGTTGAGCATTTCCACATCGACGGAGTGCTCTGCACCATCAGCGCGAGTGACAGTGATT